ACAATAAATCGTGAATGAAGAGGCAAAGAAGCTTTGCAAGGATGTACTGATCAAGCCCTTTGAAGGGCTGGCAAAGCGTTTGCCTGACGGACGAGTTCAAGCCTATCCTGACCCCGGAACCCGTGGTCACCCTTGGACAATCGGCTGGGGTGCCACTGGACCTGAGATTAATCCCGGCACGATCTGGACGATTGAGCAGTGTGAGGATGCGCTTAATCACCACGTCGAGTATTTCGTACAAGGTTTGCTCAAGATGTCTCCCAGCCTTGCTAAAGCCTTCCCAAGGCGCGTAGCTGCGGTTACAAGCTGGGCTTACAACTGCGGCCTTGGTAACTACAGGGTGAGCACCTTCAAAAAGCGCATCGATGCCGATAACTGGGACGGTGCCGCGGATGAGTGCTTGAAGTGGAATAAAGCCGCTGGCAGGGTTTTGCCAGGACTAACCCGTAGGAGGGCGGCCGAGGCCGCGTTAATGCGATGAGTTCAGCGACCAAGTCAGATCCGACCAAGTGGAAGCGCATCGTCGCGTCCGTAAAGGCCTCCGATAAAGGCGGTGATCCAGGTCAATGGAGCGCCCGTAAGGCCCAATTAGCGACCCAGAAGTACAAAGCATCGGGTGGGGGTTACAAAGGGCCTAAAAAGGCGGATAATTCGCTCTCAAAGTGGACGAGCGAGGATTGGGGTACGAAATCCGGCAAGCCTTCCACGCAAGGGCCTAAGGCCACCGGTGAACGGTACCTGCCCCGGAGAGCGCGAGAGGCGCTTTCGCCTGCTGAGTATGCAGCCACCACACGCGCTAAGCGTGAGGGTACCAAGTCCGGTAAGCAATTTGTCGCTCAACCCTCGAAGATCCGCGAGAAAACTGCAAGGTACCGATAATGGCTGTCACCATGACCTACACGTCCCTGGTAGCGGATGTCACGCTCTACCTGGAACGCTCGGACGCGCAGACGATCAATCAGATCCCGTCTTTTATCAACCTCGCCGAGTCGATTATCTCGGACGAGCTAAAGATCCTTGGCCAGCAAGAAACCGTCTCTGCGACTATGGTCCAAGGCAATCCCGTTATTGCTAAGCCTACGCGCTGGAGGAAGACAACCTCCTTCAACATCACGGTCGCGGGCGAACGCAAGCCCCTGCTTTTGAGGAAGTATGAGTACCTACGCAACTATTGGCCCAACCCAACAACCGAAGACGAGCCGCTTTTTTATGCCGACTACGACTTCGACAACTGGCTCATTGCGCCAACGCCTGATGCTGCTTATGCGTTTGAGGTCCTTTACTACGAGAAGATCCAGCCGCTAGACGCAACCAATCAAACCAACTGGTTCACGATCAACGCGCCCCAGGCCATGCTCTACGGCACGCTTTTGCAGGCCATGCCCTTCCTGAAAAACGACTCTCGGGTACAGCTTTGGCAGTCCTTGTATGACCGCGCCATTCAAACGCTCAAGCTTGAGAACGATACCCGGACGATCGATCGTTCGGCTACGGTGCAAGAAGTATGACCTCCTACGTCAATGTCTTTACCGGGGACGTCATCCAGCCCACGGACGTCAGCTATAAGTCGTTCTCGATTTCGGCTAACCTGACGCTGGCTTGGCCGCTTGATGGCAATGCCCTTGGCAATTATGCCGCCAGGATCATGCAGATCACGGCAACGACGGGAAGCCTTTCCGTTTATATGCCGCCTGCCAATGAGACTTCGGTCGGTACTGATTCTCTTATTCGCAACGTCGGCTCAAACACCTTCACGATGCGCGACAACGCAGGCAATACGATTGTCTCGGTCGCAGCAGGTGAGGCTAAGTACATCTATGTGACCGACAACTCGACGGCCGCGGGAACCTGGGGCGTCATCGCTTTTGGTGTCGGATCAAGCTCTGCCGATGCCGCAACGCTTGCAGGCTATGGCCTTAAAGCCATAACCACGACGCTCAATCAGTCGCATCCAGTAACGACGACAGCAGCGGGATTTACGGCTGACTCAACCTATCGAGCCAAGACGCTCGTTTGGACGGGTGGCGTTGGAACCATCGCACTTACCGCGGCCGCAACCCTGGGTGACGACTGGTTCTTTATGGTTCGCAATAACGGTACGGGCCTTTTGACTATCGATCCAAACGCTTCGGAACTGATCAACGGCGACTCAAGTCTTGCCTTGCAGATCGGCGATTCAGCCTTTGTTGTTTGCTCGGGTGGTGCTTTCTATACCGTAGGCCTGGGGCAATCGACAACGTTTGCATACTCTCAGCTTGTGCTGCCAGTGACTTCGGGAACCTATACGCTAACCCCGGCCCAAGCGCAAAACACGATCATCAAGGTAACGGGCGCTTTGACTGGAGCAGTCACAGTACAAGTCCCCGCGGCGGTTCAGGTTTACTTTGTCTTGAATGCAACGACAGGGGCTTTTAATACCACCTTCGAAACTGGTGTTGTAGGCGGACAAACTTCAACGCTTCAGCCAAACCAGCAAGCCACGCTTGTTTGTGACTCGGTTAACGTCTTGAACGCCACGACGGTCATCACGGGCGGCTCTGCCATATCAATCATTGATGGCACGTTCGGCGCCCCTGGGCTTAACTTTGTCTCTGAGACTAATACCGGCATGTTCCGAAGGACGAGCCCAAGCTCTGCAATAGGCTGGTCAGTTGGTGGCGCTATCAAGATGATGTTAACGAATGAAGGGCTTGCCGGAGGGTCGTTCTAATGACTGAGAAGGTCATCACGATCAATACGCAGCCCGGAATACGACGGGACGGTACTGTTTTGGACGGGGACCAATACTCTGATGGCTTATGGGTGCGCTTTCAGCGTGGACGGCCAAGAAAAGTCCTTGGCGTTAAGCGGATCTCCAATCAGATCTATGGCCCGACTCGAGGGATGTTCGTTGATTCCAGTAACGGTATTAACAACATCTTTACGTCCTACGCTTCAGGCATTCAGGTTATCGGCGTTGATAACAACGGCGTGGGCGCAGGCGTCTCAGACTTCACCTTTACGGGACCGGCAGCAACGCTTGGAACGCTTGTAGGTGGCACGGGTTATACCAACGGCACCTATAACGGCGTGGCCATGACCGGAGGTACCGGAACAGGTCTTTATTGCAACATCACAATCGCTGGCGGGTCCGTAACGTCAGTCGTTATTACGACAACCGGACCGATATTGACGCTCGGAGCTATTACGGGCGGTGCAGCTTACACGAATGGCACCTATACCGACGTTCCGCTTACTGGCGGTCTTGGTTCAGGCGCGATTGCGACAGTAACGGTGGCTGCCGGGGCTGTTACAACCGTTTCGCTTACCGATCTTGGCGCTGGATATACCCCTGGCGACGTGCTTTCAGCGACCACGGCCAATCTTGGTGGCACTGGTGCAGGTTTTTCGGTGCCAGTTTCGACAATTACGGTAGCTTATACGCAATCTGGCGTCGGTTACACGGTGGGAAATACGCTTTCGGCAAGTGCTACGAACCTTGGCGGGACTGTAACAACGCCATTTAGCATCCAAGTTGCGACTATTAGTTCGGTTTTCACTGCAAGCGCCAATAATGTTTATCAGTTCGACTCTTCTTACGACGCTCAGGGTGGTGTAAACCAGCTTTTAGTCCACCCAGGGCAGAATCTGGCGCAAGTCGACTCGACAACCAACACGCCGGTGCTTTATGGCGCGATTACCGGGACGACATTGACCGAGCTTCGTGACGTCAGCGGTCCTGATCCGACGGGTGACATCGTCTCAGTCTCCGGCGGCGTTGTTGCTCTTCATCCGTACATCTTCGTTTATGGCAACTCGGGTCTGATCAAGAACAATTCCAAGGGTAATCCCCTGGACTGGAACTCAGCCGATGCCAACGAGGTCAACGTCGCTACAGGAAAGATCGTCAAGGGCCTTCCGGTGCGAGGCGGCACGAACGCGCCCTCCGGTTTATTCTGGTCGCTTGATTCCCTGATTCGCGTCTCTTATATCGGCGCCCCGGATTACTGGCGCTACGACATTATTACCTCGCAGTCTTCGATTCTCTCGTCTTCGGGCGTTATCGAGTACGACGGGATCTATTACTGGTGCGGGGTTGACCGCTTCCTGATGTACAACGGCGTGGTCCAAGAGATCCCGAACCCGATGAACCAAAACTGGTTCTTCGACAATCTGAATTACACCCAACGGCAGAAGGTCTGGGCCTGGAAGGTGCCTCGCTATGGCGAGATCTGGTGGTTCTACCCTCGAGGGTCGGCCACCGAGTGTACCGACGCGATTATTTACAACGTCCGCGAAAAGACGTGGTACGACGCTGGCCAAAGCATTCATGCTCAGCGCTCCTCGGGCTACTTCTCCCAGGTTTTTAAGTTTCCAGTCGCCGGAGGTACTGAAGACATCGGCGGCGGGTTTACCAAGCTCTGGCAGCATGAAGTCGGGGTGGATGTTATCGACGGTGCTTCAACCTCTGCGATCGATTCGTACTTCACGACGCACGATTTATCTTGGGTGACTGGCAACCCTGCGCAGGAGGTCCCGATCGGGGACAATTTCTGGTCCCGCCTGGAGCGCGTGGAGCCTGATTTCCTGCAAGACCAAGAGATGACCATGTACATCATTGGACGCCCTTACGCGCAGGCAGCCGACGTTACAACCGGACCTTATACGTTTGATGCAAACACGACCAAGATCGACTTAAAAGAGCAGCGCCGGGAACTGAGGCTCAAGTTCGAGTCCAACATCATTGGCGGGGACTATCAAATGGGTCGCATTCTCTTGTCGCTCGATATGGGCGACGTCAGGGGTTACACGCCATGACGCAGATCTACGACCCCCGGAACATGGAATGGTCTTACTGGAACGCGCTCATCGCGGAGAAGTACGAGGCCCAGCAGCTTATGTGGCCGGTACCCGAAGAGAACTGGAAGGACTTTGCGCTTTCAATCTGCTCGATCGCTTTGTTCTCAAACTATGGTGTACCGACCCCGCATGGGTTCGACCGGTGGCAAGATTGGGCCTTCGCTTTCAATAACGCGGTGAACTGACATGGCTCTACCGGCATTACCAAGCGGCTGGGAAAACTACAATCCCTTGCAAAAAATCGACTGGTTTAACGCAAACCAAGTCGATGAAGGGACGCTTCGTAATTACGCCTCTCAGGCCGATATTGATTGGATGAAGGGTCAAGGTTACCAAGGGTCTTATGAGCCTGTAAGCATTCTTAATTCATTGGCAAGCGATCCGGTTGTCGATCAGGGCGTTGGTCAAGATACGGTGGTTGGTGGGTTAGGCGCGAGTGTCCCGGTTGAAGATAAATCAGCCGCCTACCAATACGCAACAGACGCCGGTGGTATCGGTCTGGATGCGATGAATCAAAACATCCAAGATTTTTTTGCAGCCTCGCCTACCGAGGAGGCTACTCGAGCGGCCATGGCTGAGTATGGCGTCTCGGATGCAGACATTGAGCGTGCCACAGGAAGGTCGCTAGACGATTATTATCCTGTCGGCGGACTGTCGAGCATAACCCAGGACGTTCTTGGGGAAGTGGCCAATAGAACCCTCGATCAGGATACTGTCTCGGGAGGGCTTTCTGTCGCTGGCTCAACCATCCCAGGCACGGATAATCTTGTAGGGACCGACCAGCTTGCTCTTGGTTTTAACAAGGATGCGACTAACGCAGCAAACGCTCAAACCATAGCCAATGAACTTTATGCGCAGGGCAAGGACCTGATTGGCAAGACCGTTACCGGAGACTTGGCAACAGAGTTACAAAACGCCTTAAAACCTATCTATGCCGAAGGCGAGGGTGCTTCAACTTTAGCAAATCCGTCTGCTTTTTCGCCGATCAGAAAACAAGTCGGTACCGACAACGAAGGCAATCCTATTTATGAAGATACGGGTACCTACTCGGCTTTTCTGAATGCCCATGATATTGGTAACAAAGGCACACTCCTTGGCCAGGAGGTTACGGTCGACAAGGACGGCAACATCATTGACGTTCAGCTTCGCCAAGATCAACGAGGCTCGTTTCAAAAGTCAATCGCTCCCATGCTTAACTTTGCCGCCATGGTCGTTACTGGTGGTGCAGCAGGCCTCGGTTTGTCTCCCTTGCAAGCGGCAGGCATATCGACAGCCTTACGAGCCATGGGCGGTGCCGACGTAGAAAGTCTTATCAAAAATGCCGTTACCTCCTACGGGGTAAGCACCGGCCTCGATATGGCCGCTGGGAATATTGCCTCTTAGGA